AAACAGTTCGTAATGCCGACGCCATTCAGCGAATCGAAACCACAGTTGACAAATAGGCCAAAAAAGCCAGAATTAAGGATGCTCACTTGATTGAGTGATATAAACATGCAATTCGTTGCTTGAAATCCTGTGATGTTTCCAAGATCAAACGCAACGTGATTGATAAAGGCGGCGCTCGGATCATCAAAATTCCAACATCTGACGTTGTTCAACAACATTGTATCAAACGCGCCATCACAGCGAAAATCATCGACAGTGTTCCACAATTCCGCATCATCGACGGTCATTCCGCCTTCGTTTGAAACGCAATAAATGCCGGACGTGCATAGGCTGACGCGGACGTTCTTGATCTTGGTGCGCGGCGACGATGACACATAGATACCCTTGGTAGTGCCCGCCGTCGTGTTCTTGATAGACATGTCGGTAATTGTCGCGCCCACCTCTCCAGAATTCACCACGATCACGCCGTTTCCAGCCCAGCCCGCCATTTGCTGGATGATGGTCTGTCCCCGCCCGTCACCCTCGATCCATTGCCCTATATTAGAAAGTGTGATGGGCGTCGCGACATTGTACGTCGCCGCCGGCAGGTGAACCTTCGCGCCGGTATTGACAGCGGCTTGGATGGCCGGTTGATCATTCGATCCTGTTCCAACATTCGACCCAAACATGAACGGCGTCGGATATTTAGAAATGACACTCGCGACCGAAACTGGGACCGCCGAGGTATGTGTGTCAAGATATTCGATGCCATCAGCGTTATTGACCGATACGACGCGAACAACACCGGCACTCACCCATTCGACAAGAATGAGATCATTCTGCCCGCTCGTGATGATGTTTCGGCCTGTCGGTGTGATTATGGCGGCGCTCTGATTGATGGTAAGCGATCCACTAGAAAATCTAAGCAATCGGAATAGATTTGCTGATGTACCATTGCCGAATTGATTGATGGTCGCCGTGCCAGTGACATTGACGCACACAACTCCTGGCGTGAACACATCGGTTGTTGATGCTGATGCGACAGTCGCTTCAGGCCCCCACGGAATCGGCCCGGTCGTAGCAGTTTCCGTCGGAGCGCGTAGGAAAACGACGCGCCAATTGCCACTACCGAGAGATTCGATAAGACCTACCTCACCAACACCGGATGTCGTCAAATTTGCTCCGGTTGGGGTCGCTATCGCAGCAGATTGCACAATAGTGCAAGCACCGGTAAACCGAACAATCCTGAATTGATCGGCAGGCGCAGTTCCGAATGAATTGATGGTAGCCGAGCCGGTGATAACGGCCGTTATGACGCCGATAGTGCCAACATCGGTGGTGCTTGCTGCGCCGACAGAAGCCTCTGGGCCGAATGGCGTAAAGCTTACTGTATCGCCAGCCCACAGCGCGAGGACGCGGACATTGCCAGATCCGAGGTTCACAACAAGCGCAATATCACCCTTTCCAGTGGTCGCCAGATTGCCCCCGGTCGGCGTAGCGATGGCGGCGGACTGCACTATTGTTGATGCCGATCCACCCGTAAACCTAAGTATTCGCGCCTGCGTGGTGTCGCTCTCCGCAACAGCAAACGCATTGATCGTCGCCGCGCCAGTTACGTTAACCAGAACCACGGCACTGCTGAACACATCAGTAGTACTAGCCGCAGCTACCGTGGCTTCTGGACCCCATGACGGCCCGAATACGTCAGTATCGCCCCCCCCACCGCCGCCACTCCCGGCTGTGCCGACATTTTTCGCTATTTTGTTGATAGCATTAACGATGGCTTGACCTATAGCAAGATAGGCCGCAGAGGTTTGGGTATTGCCATTGTTGCCGTTCATCGCCGTCCAGCCACTGAGTATCTATATTTGCAACCGCCTAGACGCCAAAAGCTGCCGAGATCAGTAGACGAACAAGTAATGCTCATCATTCTCCCCCTAAAGCGCACGTCAAGATATTGCGTGGATGAAGTCACTGTATAAGGACCGAAGACGTTTGGGACATCTCCAGGGAAATTCACAACATTGAATTGAAGCTGTATTTGTGCCGAAGCCCCGCCAGGGAATAACGCCCACTTGAAATCAGGCATTATTTTATCAACAACCACAAAGTCCTCACCTTCGGCAAGGTAGAACTCGCCTGTCGTAAAGCTAGCCGCCAATGGCGACCCATCAGAATCTGGCGTCGTTTCATGCTGATAAATTACCCCATTTGACATCGCCGCGATAGGAGGCCCCAACACGGACTCATCTATCCACGCTGAACGTGACAGCGTTCCGTAGTCCCATGGCATACCGGGCTCGGTAATATTGGCCTTGACGTAACTATCGCACTCTCCGCTTACACTTGCTATGCTCGGATAAAGCCATCCAACTTCGTTAAAGTTTGTGTTAGGCATTGCCCTGACATTGCGTAAGAAGCTTGTATTCAGATTTTGAAATACAGCGTCCCACACTGGACACGGCAACACATTAACGATACCATTATATATATAAAAGTTTGTGCGCCCCATCCAGTAAACAGCCCCACGAAGCTTCTGAGCCGCGTGCATGCTCGCCAAATCAGCACCGGCACCAACAGTGACAAAGCCAAACACATCTGGTGGGCCAACATAGTTCATAGCCCACAGATCAATGTCTGTCCAAAGTAAATTCTGATTAACAAAAGCCATCCCACCGACAATCCTTGATCCCGATGAAAGGCGATAGCTCCCTGCCTGCGTTGCGGCGCTTACAGTCCAATTGAAAAAGTTACCAACATCGCACCACTTTACTAAGAGAGGGTCCTGAATGTACCCAACGCCCTCGTGAATTGCGGCACCAAATGCTACAAGTATCTGCTGCGTCATCGATACAAAGATGCCAGTAGCAAACGGCGGCCCTTGAGCAATTATTTGTGCATTTTGGAACCCTCCGGTCGGGTCCCAATAGAAGATTCCATTGCCTGTCGGACAAGCCAGCAATATCTCTCCCCAATTGTCAGATGTCCAATCTGTTGCTGCGATCGGCGAACCCGTTTGAGACGATGGCACAACACCAGTACCAAACCCACCAGCTCCAAACCCTCCAGGACTACCAAATCCAGACCCAGTTGCCGCAGGGCCACTGGCAAAAAAGTACACTAATTCAGCATTGCCGTTGTTCATAACAACAGATGTAGTACTTGTTGATTGCGTTACTGCATTGATGGAAAAGTTGTTGGCATCTGCAACTGACACTACGATATATGAGCCTGAAATTGTAATCCCATCCACAACAGTAGGAATCGAGAAACTAATGGTTGATCCTACCGAAAGCCCGTGACCAATAAGATTCACGGACACCAATTGTGATCCGCTCGTGGTAGTAAAAACTGGTATGCTCGCAAAATTGATATGATCACCACTGGAGACGCCGGGAGCGGCGGCATTATTACTCATTGTAACCGTTGTGCCAGACGTTCCGGTGACCGTCGTGTTGGGCGTAATCGATGTGGGATGATCAAGATTGGCAATGGACATACCGACCACAACCCAGGGCGGCGTTGCAGCAAAGTGCAAAGTATTGTTTCCAGCTAGTGTCGCACCATTGGTGGCAGTTGGATTTGTCGCAGTTGTCGTTGCATTAGCACTAGCCGTGATTTGATAACTACTTCCACCACCGGTTTGCGTCACGGCATAAAGACCGTCAAGAACGACACCACCTATTGACACCGGCACACTAAAATACACTGTATCAAACAGAGTAATGCCAGATATGTTTGGATCAACAATGGTAACGAGTGGACTTCCAGACACAGTCGATATGTTAGCCGCAAAATTCGACGTTAACGTTTGTGGCGAAATGTCACTAAAAGTACCACTTGTTGCAACGTCTAACCTAGCTGTTGTTCCAATCGACAAATGTCCAACATTGTTCAGGTCCTGCCATGCGTGAAGATCACGAGGAATGCCAGTGACCGACAATTGGATAAACTTTGCCCACCCCCCGCCTTTCTGCACCAAGCTATCCTTGAAACGTATCAATTGAGACACCGAGATGCCAGCACGAAGCAATGTCGGCGTTCTCTCAACATTTACGCCAGGAAGAAGCGTGACACTACCGAACGCCATATCACGCAGCCCTTATCAACGTGAGTCCGTGAATAGCTGCCGGATTCATCACCCCAAGCGCATTGCCGCCACCATTTAGATTGACACTAATCCCCGTCGCAGCAGGCAGCGTAAACCGTTGTCCGGATACCGTGCCTTGTAGACATGAAATGCCACCAGCCAAGCCCTGCACATTATTCGACTGAGTACAGTTCTCATCATGAGTATGACCAGGATCGGTTACCGTAAGATTGTACGCCGGCAAGTTCGTCTGACCAATTAGAACATTTTGCGCTCCACCAGATGCAAATAACGTATTCCCATCAACGCCGCTCCCTGCCGTTGTGATACGGCCCGTACCTTGGTTCAACGAAGCTCGCCCACGACCCCGCAAATCTGGCAACGTATTCCCACCAAGAATCGCATTCAGAGCCGGATAAGTACCGGCGCTAAACGCAGAACCATCGCAATTGAGATACGGCTGCACAGTGCAGTTCGTGATCCACGCCGGCATAGACGTTACGGCAAGATCGATGTATTGACCGACGCGGCCCATATCGAGATACTTGCAGTCCGTGCCATCGCAGAAAATATGCACGACTTCTCCAGGAGGCGCGCAAATCCTCTTGCCTACAGCGGTCGCCCGCAACTGAACATAGAATGTGCTGATCGTGCACAGATTTTCCACCATAAAGAAACCGGCGCGCGGGATGGTGATGACACAGTTCCCGGTAAGCGTGCCAATGAAACGAAGCAGCGCACTCTGCGCCTGATAAGGGCCAGCCCACGACGAATCCGTAGCCGGAGGCGTCGAAAGCGTAACATTGGCGTTCGTCAGCGATATCGCTGCCACGTTGGCAAATACGTAATCAGTGGCGCCATCATTGTTGTTGAGAGGCACATCCCAAACGCCCGGCTCGGCGTTCCTTGCCGTCTGGTACAGACCAATATTAGGCGTCTGACCCATGTCTTAATTCCTCGGCGGTGTCGTAACCGCAAACGGTTGTTTCGGAGTCCAGGCCTGCGCTGCGTAGCGCTTTCTAGCTTCTTCAAGATTGGCAGAGGCCAGGAGCTTCGAATAGTGGACCTCCCACGTCATAGCCTGTGCTGGATTGTCACCCATGGAGCTGAAATTCTGCTGGTATCCGGCCGCAAACACAAGAGCAGCAGCAAGAAACAAGTCTGGCAGATAAAGCGACAAATACGTCGTCGTGTTCGTTGCGCTCAACGGCGTCGGCCTGATCGTGCCCACCACTTCCATCCCGTAGCTTGCATCAGGCGATGGGCCAACGATGAACTGCTGATCCGTGATCGGCGCATAATATGCCGGCACAGACGGCGTTCCAGGCGCGGCCTCATTCGGCCACACGGCATCGATAAACTCGCGCGATGCTGGCACCAATTGCTTGCGATTGGTCGTAAAGCCAGCCGGCGTGAACACATTCATCGATTCGGTGACAACAAATCGGCCGAGGCTTTGTGGTAGAGTGAAGCTACGACTGTTGGCTGAAAGCGTAGCGCTCTGGTCTCTGACGATGGTACCCAGTAAATCTAACTCTCGATAGCACCGATTCTCAGCATCATCTATGATATTAGAAAGGGCCGCAAGATAGTTAGGATCGCTCGCCGGCACAACGATCATGCCAGCGAGAGATGAAACGAATTGCGAGTAGTTGTAACTCATGGCTATTCCTCAACCGCAAAGTTCGGCGGCCTTGCATTGAGGATCGGCGGCGGATCAGGCGGCAGAATGATCGTGCGGAGTTGCTCTTGCGGCGTGTCGTAACACTTGTCGTAACACACCAAAAGCCTTTGGTTATACAGATGCGTCCCGCCCCAAGCCATCTGCCATACTAAGTCGTCATGGAACCGCCAGTCACCACATCGGTCGCAGACCGCCCAAGCACGTGGGGATGTTGGATCAGCAAAAGCGCGGGTCGCCTGACGACGGCTCATGGCGCAAACTCTCCGAAAAATTCCATCTCTTTCGCACGACGCACAGCCACCGCTTGCTCAAGCGTATCAAACACACCGAGATAATATAGTTTTCCATCCTTGTTGATGCGAGCGGTATATTTTCCGCACTCGTGAAACCTGACACCCTTAACGCCAAGAACATTGTTGCTGTTAACACGCCTATTAAAGGCGTTCAACTGGTCTGAGGCAAGGCGAAGGTTGTCTATTCTGTTGTCGCCTCTGTCGCCGTTGATGTGATCAACTTCGACGATCGGCCATTTCCCGTAAACATACAGCCAAGCAAGTCTGTGAGCCATATAATGTGAACCATCTATGGTGATCCTCACATATTCTCTTTCCACCCAACCAGAGTTTTTACCGGCACGGTATTGATTATTAGACGCCAGACGGCGAAAGATGCCTGTACTGGGATCATATGATACAACTTGCTTCAACCTATGCTGCGTCAAGCTAGACAAGTGATCCATTGGCTTCGAATTTCTCATCTAACACACCTTCGGCCCCGATCCAGGCTCGGACGGCAGTGTAGCACGTCCAGGTCCAGACTCTGACGGCAGTGTAGCATTCCCCGGCCCAAACTCGGACGGCAGCATAGCATTTCCAGGTCCAGGAATCACGCATATATGTTGGATGATGCTGGCAGATACCGTTAGTCCTCCGACGCCAGCAAAGAGAGTGCTCGGGCCAGATATTAGAGGATTGCCGCCCACACACGTTCGCCATTGGGCGAACGCATCGCCGACCCGCGGAGGTAACTCATAGGACTGTGCCCCAGCCGGAAGCGCATCCTTACCAACTAAATTCAGATTGTAACTGGCCGTCCAGCTCCGCCAGCGCGCAAATGGGTCGGGGGATCGCGGCGAAAGCTCGTAGAACTGAGTCCCAGGCGGGAGTGGACGCAGAGCCAATAGCGTCGAAAGCAAATTCGGCGCCGCAAAATCAACGCCCCGCTGTGGTCCAAGCGGCGGTAGCGTGAATAGCTGCGTCCCAGACGGAAAACGATCCTGGCCGATCAAACTATTATTAAACGAAGACCACGACCGCCATTGCGCGAACAACTCGCCAGACCGCGGGGGTAGATCATAGAATTTCTGCCCCGGCGGGAGTGGAGGCCCAGGAACCAACGTTGTTAACAGCAAATTTGGAGGCAAAAAGTCGATGCCTCGCTGAGGTCCAAGTGGTGGCAGGCTGAAAAGTCTCTGCCCCGGAGACAACGCATCCAAACCAATAAGATTGGGATTGTAATAACCAGTCCACGCGCGCCACTGGGCGAACGGATCAGCTATGCGTGGTGGCAATTCATAAAGCCGCTGTCCAGGCGGAAGCGCGTCTCGACCGACCAAATTAGGATTGAGAGTTTCAAACCAAGTTCGCCATTGGGCAAATGGATCGGCAGCCCGCGGCGCCGAATCATAGGACTGCTTGCCAGGCGGTGACGATGAAGCTGAGGCTGCTACGACACGAACACCGATCGCTCCCCATGCTACGCTGGAGCTTATGCTTGCAGTCAGAGTCGCGCTGGCGTTACCAACTTCGAATTGCGCAACAAATCCATTGGAGCTCAATACCTCGTTGACAATCAACGTGTTGCTTTGACCGCCAAAACTATTCGCTGACGCAAAAAAACCAGCCGCAACAGCATCCGATGTAGTTGTCGTAACGGTGACGCTAGCAGTGGTGCTAGTACCCGTATTGGTCGTAAGATTTTTGAAGGCGTTTGCATCGGAACTCTGCTCGCCCCCGAAATATGATACGCAAGTAAGAATAGCATCAGCCGGATTTGTCCATGAGGCATGAAGATTCAAGTTGGCGCCAACGGTCGGACTCCGCAGCCCAAACAAATAAACGAATGCCGCCGTTCCAATGGCAACATTGCCAAGATTAGTCATGGACTGGTTTGTTCCAGCACTATCCCAGTTTATTAAGACAGTTCCTGGAGAACCCCCACCAGTGTTGAGATACAGAAATGCAATTTGTTCTCGGTTGGCGCCGCTGCCGACTGTGGATGTGAAATCTACAGATGTCGCACCGGATGCCGTATTATCGGAGGCCGGATTAAAATCAAGAGTGACCGCCATTACCGGTTACCGTTCCAAGGTCAAACCAGTGTCGCAACCAAAGCCCCTGGAGACATGACTATAAAATCTCCTAGGTTTACCACTCTCGTCAGAGACGCAAAAAACAGTACGTTGCCTTGATCGTCAAATATAAGAATGCCGTTAATTGTGTGACCAGAGCTGAACGGTCCAAATGTCATTGAGCCGCCGCTTAACGACGTACCCAAGCCGCCAACAAGCATGGCGGCACTGAACGCCGGCACTTGTCGGCTGTATCCAGAATCAACAACCTCTGTCCCTGTCGTGTTCGTCGGAACGTCAGTGGCCAAACCGCAA